ATAACAGGAATATAAAAAGGGAAGCTGACATTGCATCAGCTTCCCTTTTAAAAACCTTATTTTAAGCCATTTCTTAGAACTTGCCAGCCTTTGCAGCTTCCTCAATGGAAACTGGAAAGTACGGTTTTTCTAGGATTGAGCGGTCAAAGTGTATGAATAATGTATGAGTAACAGGTTGTTTAATGCATTTTTTCAAGGTCTGTACGAAGCCAATCTAGGTCTCGAACCGTGTATACCGACTCGGTTATATCTTCTATTGTATGCCCGACCATTTCTTTTAAAGCAAACTCATCCGTACCCGCTTTTTTGCATCTTGTTATGAATGTCATTCGTGGATCATGGGGTTTATGAGCTGGATTTAGATTCAGCCAAGTAATAACTTTGTTGAACCTGGTTCTATATTTATCATAAGTCATATTTAGAGAATTTTTATGAGTTTTTCCATAATCTACTATAAGATATTCACTTCCAAGATCTTTAGCGAGTTCATAATTTTTCTTTACAAGATCGTATATTTTCGAATGAATTGGTACGATCCGTTGTTTTCCAGCATCAGTCTTCATCCCAGAACACATATATGCTGAATCTAAATTAATCTCGTCTAAGCGGAGTAAACAAAGCTCTTGTGGACGCCACCCCATATAGCATTGAATTAAAATCCAATCCACATATGGTTTATCTGTATTTTCCCATAAGATTTCCAACTCTTCTTCGGTAAAGATTATATGAGCTTGCTGATTAACAGGAGTATCAGAGCCACTTTTTGAAAATGAAAAATCTCTGGCATAGTTCTTATCGACTATTTCATATTCTACAGCATAATCAAACATCAGGTTGAATAATGACTTTATCTTGCTTTTTGTGATATCTGACGGGTATACTTTCTGGCCCTTGTTTTTTCCAACAGTTTCAATTCGGAACCCCTCTTCAATACAACCTTTAATATGGCGTACTCGGACGTCTTTGGCTCTCATATCGTAAATAGAAGTGCAATACCCCCAAGCTGATGTGACAGTTCGTTTAGCAGAATCTTTAATATTTTGGAAATATGTTGCTGACCATTTTTCATATAACTCAGCTACCGACATATCATCATCAAGATCGTATGGATTTTTGTTGTATTCAACCAATGCTTCATAAGCTTCATTATAGGTTTTGAAGTAAGCTTGTGGCTTTAAGAGCTTTGCTATCGGACGACCGTTTTCGTTTTTACCAACTGTAACCATGGCTCTAAATGGATTACGAAGGTTTTTATTCTTTATTTCAGTAATGTAGCCGAATCCATTTGGTAAACGCTTCCGTTTGGTTGATCTGCATTTCTTAGTTATAAGGTCTTTTTTCAAAGGGTATCCACAATGTGGGCAACTGATTGCTTTGTCGCTCACATTAAGATTACATTCTGGACATTTAATTAACACAAATCCTCCTATCTAGTCATACACCTAATTCATACACCAAAGTATATAGTATAATAGCCCCAAAAACAAGTGGGTGATTTGTACGATTTATGAAAACGATTTAATATGTCCAGTATGCGACATAGGTTTAGAATACTACGATAAGGTTAAGCGGATTTTAAAAGCGGAAGACGGTAATACAGAATGGGTAACGGTTTCAAGATTTAGATGTACCAATTGCGGACATATTCATAGAGCGCTCCCGAAAGATATTGTTCCATATAAACACTACAGACGAGAAATCATAATGGATGTGATTAACGGACTGATAACAACAGATACAATCGGGTATGAAGATTATCCATGTGAGATGACTATGCTCCGGTGGAAAGCGCAAAAACTACAACTCCTTTTATGAGAAAAAATAACAGGAGGATGTAAAATATGTTGATTATTGAATTATTTATTATTGTACTTGTTTATGGAGTTAGTGCAGTATTGGAGGTTATCGGTTCAATTGGGGTTATAGCGAGAGCTATTCCTGGATGGATCGGTTTGCTTCTGATTGTATTTGGCTTTCTGAACTTATTAGCAATTGAAAATTTGAGACAACATTTTTGGAAACAGTTAACAAGTTATATTCGGAGAAGATTGAGCTAGCAATGGCTCTTTCTTTTATCCTAGAATAGAAAACGCGCAAATTGCATATGCCTTTATGAAAGGAGAGTGAATAGAATGATATTATTTACAATTTTATTAATTATGTTATTTGTGCTACTTATAGCAAGCGCAATTACAATTCTGATTATGGGAATCGAAGGTATCGCATTTGTATTGGCATGTAGCGACATAATTATATGTATTTATCTTGTATTTATTATTATCAGACATTTCATCAAACGTAAGAAATGAGTCCTACACGGGCTCTTTCTTTTTTCCGCGAGAAATTTACAGGCTATATTATGGAAAACAATAAAACTCATAAAGAAAAGGAGATTTATACTATGATAAAACTGAAACAGTTAGAAGTAACTAATGAGAACATTGGTGTATTATTGATGAGTGATGATGTTTATTTAATTCGATTTAAAGAAGAAAATAAAGTAAAATTGAATTTTATAAAAGGTCATAAAGACGTATCAATACTTCCGCCGAAGTTATCTTTGGTTAATATCAAAAGCTTATCAGCAAAAGAATTAAGGAAAATTCTCGATGAAGAAGAGGTAGCTATTGTTGAAGTAACAATGGAGGAGTCCTAACATGGACTCTTTCTTTTTCGCAAAAATTGCATACTCCTTTATGAGGAGGTGAATTATATGACATTTTTGGGATGCGCACTTATTTTAGTAGGAGTGCTTATATTATTACAAAATGGCAATAACAATCACGATTAATGATCAAAAGGGGGAGTCCTAACAAGGGCTCTTTCTTTTATCCTAGAATAGAAAACGCACAGATTACATGTCACTTTATGAAAGAATACATATTTACGGAGGTGCAGTATGTGCGTAGAAGAAAGGCGTTTGCTGGGTAAGATCCGATATCTTGAAGATATGCTTTTGAGAAGTAAGGATCGTTGGCAGCAGGAATCTATTAGCAAAGACTTGAGTATAATGCGTATTCGGTTGCAGAAATTACAACAGAACAGAATGAGAAATGGGGCTTAACAAAGCCTCTTTCTTTTTAATTTCGCAAAAAATACATTTGCCTTTATGAAGAAATAAATATTTGTATTCGAAAGGAGATTACTATGTCTGAAGAAATTAAAGAAACTTTAACTGAGAAGGAAGCTATGGAAGCTATCGGAGCGTTTGCCAATATGTGCTACGACAAGTGGGTAAGGGATACCCTTATTGGCGTGGTCGTTGGAGCAGTCGTTTCAACATTATTTATGGCTGGAGTTGAAGCTATTGGTGTTTGGAAAGACAGAAAAAAGACTGAGAAACAGATAAAAGAATTCAATGAATTTATAATCAAGGGGGAGTCCTAACAAGGGCTCTTTCTTTTTTTGTGTGGAGACGTATTTTTAAGGGGCTGGCGAATGACAAAGATTAGAGGATTGACGGTTACAGTTCTCTAACAAAAAATAAAGGAAGCTGCCGCTAACAACTTCCTTTAAATGAATTATTTTTTATTTTGCATTGCGTGATAATCCACACGCTTTTTGTTTGGATCATTTCGATGCTCAAGTATCCAAACGAGATATTCTGGCAAGTATTGCTTATTTGTCTTTTGTTTACAACACTTGGAATACGAGATACGATTCTGGTTATCCATTAGTCATCACCTCCAGTCTCTTAAAAGTACGTCCCCTTTCATTGATTCGTATTGTACTAGCGGATATATATTTCGTCAATGAAATTCTATCCTAGGATAAAAACAGTACATAGGTTACTGTAAAACATATTATTTTGATATTAGAAAAATTAGGAAAGGGGGTGGTGTGTATGACGTTGATACTTGTGCTATTAACAGCTATACCGCTATTATTTGGCATATTGGCTGGGATATTTGCAGCAAAAGTTATATTTCAAGAAAAGCCGATAGGTTCGCTTAGGGTCGATGATTCAGATCCAGACAGCGGACCTTATTTATTTCTTGAACTTGATCCGGACGGTGCAGATGCGATTTATAAGCAGCGTTATGTACGTCTGCGAGTAGAGCTGAGAAATTATATTTCGCACAAATAGCACTTCCTCTTATGGAGAAAATCCAATTACAAAATTGAAAGGAGAAAATGAAATGGAAGAGAAAACAATTGACGAATTATTGAATGAGGAGATTGCGGATGAAATCAAAGCTTTATCTGAATTAGAAGCAGGGAGCAATGAGAAATCAGCAGCAATTGAGGATCTGACCAAGCTTTACAAGTTAAGAATTGAGGAAAATAAAAGCTCATGGGATGCAGATGACAAGTATAATCGTCGGATCATGGATGAAAAATCTAATGATAAAGACGATGAAATCAAGCAGAAGCAGCTAGAGGAGCAGGTTAAAGACCGATATTTCAAGGTTGGTATTGCGGCAGCAGAACTCATGATACCGTTGATGTTCTATGGCATCTGGATGAATAAAGGATTTAAGTTTGAGGAAACCGGAACAATCACTTCATCCACATTTAAAGGATTGATCAACCGTTTTAAACCAACAAAAAAGTAACTGGAAACAGGAACGTTGGGGGCATGGAACACATGTCCTCTTCGTTTTTACTCGTCCGCATCGTATACATTCCATATTATGGAAACTAGAAAAGGAGGTAAAATTAGATGAGCAAGATCTATGTAGAAGTACCAACAACTACAAACCAGACGACCATTAGTATACCCTATGGAGAAGAGGAGGAATACTTATGGCAGTTTACAGTAATGTTTATCGAAAATGAATATTTGAAAAAGCGTATGGTTACTGTTATGGATAATAACTGTGATAACGGTGAAGAACCGACAATCCAGAGTATGATTATCAATAACAAGAATAACCGTACAGCAACATTTGAGTATCATTTAGATACAGATGTTAAAGCTGACATAAAGTTATCCGCTTATTTCTGTAATGGATGCAGGGTTGTTACAGTTGAGTGGTAAAACGTACTTTAGGAGATGTGAGCGTCAAACGCATCTCCTTTTCGTTTTTCTGCTGATACGTGAAAATCGCATGTCTTTTTATGAAGAGAATAAAGCTTTATCTCTTGAACAGATAAAAATAAGTTTGTATACTTATCGTGAGTATACAGGCGGGTTGAATTTGAAAGGAGATATTTAGCATGGGATTTTTTAACAAGATGCAGAAACTGGCAATGATTACAGGACATTATATTTGCTCTGAGTGTGGAAAGAGTATGGAATTTGAGGACGAGTGGAAAGACACATTGGTGTGTCCTCATTGTGGTCACAGCGTAGATTTAGACAGATACGGTTTTGAAAGTGACGAAGAGTATGAGAGTTTATATCCAACCAGAGAAGAAGTTTTAGGTATTGAACCAGAGGATTCTGACGATGACGAAGATTAAAAAATAGTAAGCTAAAGGGATTTGGGCCTTGGAGAAATCTAAGGCTCTTTTCTTTTTGCGGAGAGATATATGCGATACCATTATGAAAAACCAGACATATGTTCGTCTATGTATGGTGAACTTTATATTTGCAATCACCCGGTCTATAGCAGATGTACTCTCTTTAAGATAAGAGATAAAGGCTTGGCAGTAATCCAGCAAAGATTTGATACAAAGACCAAAAACACATGTTGGACGGAAGTTGATGCTTGGCTGGTCGATCAGTTATATTTGAATCCGAAATTCAAGGATTACTTCGATAAACGGGCTGGAACATGTAAAGATGGTTTATACCCAACTGTATCTATACGGCAAATGATGTGGGGATTGAAAATGAAACCTTTAAAGAGGCAACGCTGGGAAACATATTTTGATAGACCTGACATTTAAGTACGCAAAAAATACACAGCTCTTTATGAAAGAATACTAATTTATGAGGAGGTATATTTATGCTTAAAGATTATTACGAAATGATTTGTGTACCACAGTGGAAATGGATGAAGAAACATTGGAAAGGATATCTGGTGTTTTTGGCACTATATTCCGCAGTGTGTATTGGAGTAACCTATTTCGATGATATTAAGGGGTATATTCAATCAAAATTTAGACATGAGGAAAAGGAGTCCTAACAAGGGCTCTTTTCTTTTTATGAAAGGAGACGCGATGAAAAACATGAAACTTCAAAAACTCACCAAAGTATCACCAACTATATTGTCGTGTTTGGCTGCGGCAGGTGTTATTGGAACTGCGATACTGGCAGCAAGATCTACACCAAAAGCATTATGGAAAATCCGGGAGGATAGTAAAGAGAAACATGACGGTGATCCAAATGCATATACAGCAGTAGAGGCTGTTAGGTCGGCATGGATCTGTTATATTCCAGCGGCTATTACCGGTACAGCTACCATTGTATGTATATTTGGAGCAAATGTACTAAATAGACAGCAGCAGGCATCCTTAGCAAGTGCGTATGCGTTATTGAATGATTCTTATCAGAACTACAAATCAAAGTTAAAAGAGTTATACGGCGATGAGGCTCATCAGAAGATTGTAGATGCTATCGCAGTTGAAAAGGCTGGCAATGTTTATATCTCAGCGCCTAATCTTGTCGGGTCATCCTCATTAACACTTGATGAGCCAAATCCAGAAGATATCAGATTGTTTTACGACAGTTTTTCAAACAGATACTTTGAAAGCACATTGGTTAATGTGATGAATGCTGAATATCATTTGAATCGTAATTACGCGCTAGGATATGGCGTTTGTATAAACGATCTGTATAGATTTCTGGGAATCGATATTATTCCCGGAGGCGATGAGCTTGAGTGGTTTTGGTCAGATGGACTTGGCTGGATTGACTTTGATCACCATAAAACTACATTGGACGATGGTCTTGAAGTCTGTGTTGTTGATTTGGTATTTGAGCCAAGATTGGCAACTGAAGATGACTGAGTTCGCAAAAATTGCAAGTCATATTATGAAAGGAGAGTGACATCATGAACCATAAAATGATTAAAGGAATCGGCGTTGCAGCAACCGTAATCAGTATATGTGCAGGCATTTTAACTGATTGGGCGAATGAACAGAAGATGAACGAAAAAATCGAGAAAAAAGTTGATGAGGCACTTAGCCGAAAAGACGATAAGGAGTCCTGACAAGGGCTCTTTTCTCTTGCAATGGTTTCACCGACTTTGTTTTTACTTCTGTTATTTTTTACTCTAAGATGGTCAATGAAAGGAGACAAATATTTATGAGTGAAATGGTATTTAACAATGGATCAGTACCGGTTGCAGTTGCGGCAAAGGTGTATAAGAAGGACCCGTGTTGGGTGAGAGCAGGGCTGATTGCTGGATGGCTTCCTATCGGATTTGCTACCAGGGATGGGAAACTGATTAAGGACATTCAGCAGATCAATTCCAAATTTGGGCGTATTAACTATTACATATCGCCAAAAAAGCTGTATGAAGAGACCGGGTATATTTACGAAATGGAGGTAATGAAGGATGGCGACAACGATACGACCGGAAATTTCGCAGAACAACGAATATTGGATAAGCAAGCACAGGTACTATGAGCTTAAACATTTCTGTATGCAATATCCGCTTTGGAAAGCAGCATATCGCTCACTTGAACTTGAAGGGGTACGGTCATTGGATTTGTCCGGATATATTCCAACCTCCGAAACATCAGATCCGACAGCAAAAACAGCAATTGCAAAAAGCTATTTTGGAGATCGTATTAACATGATAGAGAATATTGCTGCTGAGGCAGACGAAAGTTTGGCAGAGTATCTTATTAAAGGTATAACAGAAGGCTGGTCGTATGATATTTTAAAAGCCAGGATGAATATTCCATGCTGTAAAGATGTTTATTACAATGTTTACAGACGGTTTTTCTGGCTTTTAAGCAGAGAAAGAAAGTGAAACAGTTAAGAGAGAGTCACTCGAGGGTGGCTCTTTCTTTTTATTGGAGGCATTTAGATGAAAACAGCAAATGATAATGCGATATCGACTGTTCGGCATTGCATTAATTCTCTGCTAAATGAAGCTGTAAATAAAAGAGGATACAGTTTAGCACAGGAAAGTTATTCCAAGTGGGCAGCACGAGAGTTACTCATACGGCTTGAGAAAAATAAAGGACGTCCGCCATTGATGATTATTGAAGAATTTAGAGATCAGATGGATAGATATTCTACGATGAATGTACGGACGAGTTATCCATTTTCTTGCGCTAAAGATATGGCAGAGTGGATTATCGACTTATTGATAACGTAAAGGAGAAAGAATTATGTGTGAAAGAGAAATGACATTAGGAGAAGAAATTATCAACTTAACCAAAAGAGGCATCGATGTTCCGACGGTAGAGAGGATGTATAGAAAGTACATCGATCTTGATGAAAAAGGAAAATCAGAGGGTGGTTATGCGATCGATTTGGGACCGTTATTTCCGACATTTGATATTGGCGATACAGTTCGCTATTGCAGAGCTGATGTTGAGGCGACCTTCAACTTATTTAGAGATACGGTACATAATCCGTATTCTATCCTTCCAGCAGACATTAAAGTTGGCGATAAACTGATGGTTCCTTTAGGAAAGCTCGGAAACTTTACAGCAACGGTTCAGAAAGTTACGAACAATAAGGTGCTATTCATTTTCGACGATTATGTTGCCAAACGCCCGATGAATGAAGATGGAGGCAATGCTGGCGGATATTCTCAGTCCGATCTGAAAAAGTGGATCGATACCGAGCTGTACAATATGTTCCCTGCGGTTCTTAAGCAGAGAATGACCGGTTTATCAATCCCGACTCTCGGGGAAATTTGCGGCTGGGGTTACGAATGGGATCGAAACCACATCGAAGCGGATGGAGATGAACAGCTTCCTCTCATGAAACAGAGACGAAACCGTGTTGCCTATTACAAGAACGAATGTGAGTGTGGATGGCTCCGCAATGCTACCAAAAAGGAGTTTTCTTCGGCTGGCTTTGTCAATGCGGGCTACAGTGGCAATACGAACTACGAACTCGCTTCGAACTCTCTTGGGGTTCGTCCGGAGTTCTGGTTGGAGAAATAAATGCTATATTCAGGAGGGAACGAAAATGCATAAAATAAGCATTACACGAATTTGTAAAAAAGTTAAAAATTCAACAATCAAACATAGTCCAGAAATTCTCATTGGATTAGGTATTGCCGGTATGATCACCTCGACCATTATGGCAGTAAAGGCTACACCGAAAGCGTTGATTCTTATCGAAGATGAAAAACGGCATATCAATCACGAAATTCTTGAACAGGCTAAAGCGGACGGCATTGAAGAATGTGAACGTGTTGAACGGTTAGAGCCTATTGATGTCATTAAGGTTACTTGGAAGTGTTATATTCCAGCAGCGGTTATTGGAACGGTATCAGCTGCTTGCTTAATTGGAGCCAGTTCCGTGAATCTTCGTAGAAATGCGGCTTTAGCAACTGCATACACACTTTCAGAATCCACTCTTAGAGAGTATCAGAAGAAAGTGGTAGAGACAATCGGCGAGAAGAAGGAACAGACTGTAAGAGATGCTGTGGCAAAAGAAACACTTGAAAAAGAGCCGGTTGAGAACAAAGAAGTCATCATTACAGCTAAAGGTGATACATTATGCTTTGATATTGTATCGGGGCGATATTTTAAATCGGACATAGACAAGCTTAAAAAGGCTGAAAATGAGTTGAACCGACAAATGCGGAACGAGATGTATATTTCTCTGAATGAGTTTTACTATGAAATCGGACTTGAGAGTATAAAGCTTGGCGATTCGTTAGGCTGGAATATTGATGATGGTTATATTAACCTCCGATTCAGTTCACAGTTAGCTACTGACGGAACCCCATGCCTTGTTATCGATTATGAATATGGTCCCAAGTATGATTTTCGGAATCTGATGTAGGTTCGCAGTATTTACAAGTTATGTTATGGAAGAAAAAATTATTTTCAAATCTGAAAGGAGAAATTACTATGGAAAACAACGAAGTAATGATGAACAGCAGCGAGGAAATTATGGAGACAGCAGCTGAGGAACTTACAAAGACAGACTATTGTGCTGGACTTAAGAAGGTATCAACCGTTGGATTAGCTATGATTGCAGGTGCATTAACCTACAAATATGTAGTTATTCCGGCAGTGACCAAGATTAAGACCTGGCATGAGAATCGCAAAGTGAAGAATCAGCCAGATGACGTGATTGACGGTGCATTCGAAGAAGTTGAGAACGAGAAAACGACTGAATAAGAATTGATTTAATTATTATTCTGACAGAGGGAGAGTACCTATAACACGGTGCTTTCCCTTTTTTGTTTTATGAGGGGGCATTATGTATCAATACAAATATGATGGACCAGTTATGGCATTTAATAACTGCATAGCCAATCGTTGGCAAGGGTCCACGTACGCAGCTTCGGAAAAGAAAGCGCGTAGTAATTTAATATATCAGTTTAAACAGAAGAATAATCGTATTCCAGGCACAAAAATTACTCTTCCTGGGAAACTGATGATTGTAGAGTGAAAGGGGTTCACATGGCGGAATACAGATCTAATTCCCATAAATCCAGAGAAGAGATAAGCAATCCTAGCTCTGAGAAAAAGATTGAAAAAGTTATAAGCGGGTCAGCTAAGTCTAAGAAAAAAGGTGGAATACAGAAATTAGCCAATATATTTATTGCAGATGATGTTGATGATGTAAAAAGCTATATTTTCGAGGACATCGTTGTTCCGGCAGTAAAGGATATTATTCTGGATGCGGTAAAGGCGGTTTTGGGAGTAAATAATACATACAAAGGGAGGTCTTCAACGGCCGGGAAGATTTCCTATCGCAAATATTACGACGATAGGGATCGGAGAGACCGAGATACACCATCGCAGATAAAGAGGGCATATGATTACGATGATATTATCATTGAAAATCGTGGAGACGCAGAAGAGGTGTTGGTTCGTATGGACGAGCTGATTGCAACTTACGGTCTGGTCAGTGTTGCTGATTTTTATGACCTGGTTGGGGTTTCTGGTAATTATACAGATAACAAGTATGGTTGGACAGATATACGTGGTGCAACAACAGTCCGGGTTGGTGACGGATATATGATCAAGTTACCAAGAGTAAAACCGTTAAATTAGGAGTGTGATATTTATGTATGAGTCAGATGACAAAATGGTGTCCCATCCAGATCATTATAAGTCCGAATCTGGATTAGAGGTGATAGACGTAATTGAAGCTTTTACATCCGGCCTTGAAGGAGTAGAGGCAACCGATACAGGAAACGTCATCAAATATATTTGCCGTTGGAAGACGAAAAATGGCATTCAGGATCTTAAGAAGATTATGTGGTATACACAGCATTTAATTGATTATTTAGAGAAAAAAGAAAAGGAGAATCGTTAATTATGAAAAAAGAAATCATTATGAAGAATGTATCCTCTGTATTAAGCAGAACAAAAATTGGGCTGAGAAAATATGGACCTGACATCTTAGTTGTAGCAGGTATTGCTGGTACAATCGCCAGTACCGTTCTGGCTTGCCGGGCAACAACCAAATTAAGCACTATTTTGGACGAGTCTAAAGAGAACGTCGAGACCATTCACAAATGTGCTGACGATGAGAATATGAAAGATAAATATTCCAAGGATGATGCTAAAAAAGATTTAGCGATCGTATATGTACATACTGGTGTAAAACTGGCAAAGTTATATGCGCCTTCTATTGCTCTTGGAGTTGTTTCTATTACCGGTATCGTAGTATCTCACGATATTATGCGTAAAAGAAATAAGGCTATTGCTGCAGCATATGCAACTCTTGGGGCGGCATTTAAAGAATACAGAGGACGTGTTGTGGAGCGATTCGGAGAGGAAATCGATAAAGAGCTTCGTTACAACATTAAAGCGAAGAAGTTTGAAGAAACCACTGTCGACCCCGAAAGCGGTAAGGAAAAGAAGGTAAAGTCCACAGTGAATGTTGCTGAACCAAGCTTAGACGACTATACGTTATATTTCGATGGGGCTTGTAAGAACAGTGAAGAGAGCATGGATTACAATCTGATGTTTCTTAGGTCTCAGCAGCAGTTGGCAAATGACAAGCTGAAAGCAGATGGTTACTTATTCTTGAGTGATATTTATGATGCGTTAGGTATCAAGAAGACTAAGATGAGCCAGACTGTAGGCTGGATTTATAAACCAGACGGCAATAAAAATGGGGATAACTTTGTCGATTTCGGAACCGTTGTGACTAATAGAGCCACAGATGACGGTTATGAAGAAGTAATCCTTATGAACTTTAATGTCGATGGACCGATTCTGGATCTCATCTAATTCTAACAGGAGGACGTTATATGCGAAAGTTTTTTCACAGGATCGCCCTCCCTGCACTTTGTATATGTACTATATTTTCGACTGGATTCATTGGGTCCGCATCAACGTTGGACAGTTACGAGAATACCCAAGTAGATCAACCTTTAACAGTCGATCCGGATACTCCTATAGTTATATTTTCCGATGTAGAAGAGGATGAAACTATTACAGAGCCGGAAACTGAAGAGCAGGTAGAGGAAGAGGTACTGTTGCAAACCGAAGATGTTGAATTGATTGCTCTTGTTACGATGGCCGAAGCTGAGGGTGAATGCGAGCAGGGTAAGCGATTGGTGATAGACACTATATTAAATAGGATGGATTCTCCATACTTTCCAGATACAGCACACGATGTTATTTATCAAAGAGGTCAGTTTTCTTCTATGTGGAATGGCAGAGTAAAGAAATGCTATGTTCGTGATGATATTTGTCAGTTGGTAAGAGAAGAGTATGCATCACGTATTAACGATCAGGTTGTATTCTTTACAGCACGTAGATATGGAAAATACGGAACCCCTTTGTTTCGTGTCGAACATCATTATTTTTCAAGCCTATAGGGGCAGAAAGGAGCTTTGTATGACAGAATTGATTGGATTGGCTTTTTCAGCAGTTGCAGGTATTTGTTTTGTTAGTGGTATTGCTGTTTTGGTTGGCGGAAAGGAGAAATAGTAATGGATGGCATTGGCAATTTCATATCCATGGTCGATTATATTTTGGATAGTAAACGAAAGCGGCATATTACCGGAGGCATTCTGTTGAGTGCCTCTTTACTTTTTGGCGGATTAGCATTAACCGTAATGACATTAAAAAGCGAGGAAGAAGAGAATGAATAAAGAAGCTATATTTTCATTAATTGCAGGAATGGCCATCGGAGCATGTGCTACGTCCCGATATTTTAAGAAAAAATACGAGCTTATTGCACAGGAAGAAATTGACTCCGTTAAAGAAGCATTGAGCAGACACATGGCCGATAATCCAGTGGAAAATGACGATAAACCAAAACAGGAGTCTAAGTTACAGTCAGAAGCATTAAAGGCATTTCGTCGCTACAGCGGGAGTGAGAATGAAGAACGTACGACTGCGCCAGGACCATATGTAATTAGTCCCGATGAATTTGGTTGTGCTGATGGGTATGATGCGATCAGCCTTACTTATTATTCTGGAAATGGAGTTCTTGTAGATGATAATGAGGAGCAGGTTGATAACGTAGAAGAGCTTGTCGGAGAAGGTTCATTAAAGCATTTTGGTGAATACGAAGACGACTCAGTTTACGTAAGAAATGATGAGCGTAAATGCGATTATGAAATTCTGCTGGACGAATCAAACTATTACGGGGGTGATTGATCATAAATGAGATCTAGCACTTTAGATGAGCCATATTTCGAATGGATGTACGGAATGATGTGCGATGATGAACATCTAAAAAGAGAATCGTATATAAGTCTGTTTCGATACCTTAATGATACAGAATTTACGTACGATGTCTCCATGAATGATGGCAACCGGTGGCAAGACGGCATTGACCTTAGATATAGTCGTTTTTCTGACTACATCGGAATTGATCCGCATTATATGGAATTTGCATCTGAATCCTGTAGCGTTTTGGAAATGATGATAGCACTTGCTATTCGACTCGAAGAACATATTATGCATGATCCAGACATAGGTGATCGGACTACCATGTGGTTTTGGGGGATGCTTGATAGTATGGGATTATCTGAAATGGATGATTCTGAATTCAATCTGGCATACGTAGAAGCGGTTGTTAAAAGGTTTCTGAATCGCGATTATCGACCGGATGGAAAAGGTGGGTTATTCACCATCGAAGAATGTAAGTACGATTTAAGAAAAGTTGAAATATGGTACCAGGCATGTTGGTATCTTGATACTTTGGAATAGGAGTTTTATGAATCACAGTATTGTTTATAAGTGGTTTGCGTTATATTTTCCTGATTATGCTGGGGATAAGGTCGCTTCGTGGTATCCGAACGGAAATTCAAGCATCCGTATTAAACAGAAAAACGGACAGGAATTTATATTTACGTTAATAGACAAATGCAATTGGACGTTTGAAACCATTGGAAGCTTTATAAAAAGAACGAAAGGAGCAAAAAAGTAATGGGTGATGTTATGGATTATATTTTCTCAAACATGAAAGCAACGGATCGGAAGATGGGGTATGTATTTAGAACTATCGCCAATCAGAATGCTTTTAATAAGGCAGTTGTTATATTTTCATTTGCTGCAACTGCAAACATTTATTTGTTGGAAAAACAGAGGGTAGCTCAGGCACATAAGATCAAGAAGCTTGAACAGGAGATTGAGGAGCTTAAACATCCAGAAAGAGAGTAAGAAATGCGATGATCGATTTTATGGTGATCTCAACACGGTTAACAAAGCGTGGTTCAATAGAGATCTATCCCAAATTTATTATAAAGAAGAGTTCTGATTTGATGATCCGCGGTGGCGATTTTTATGCCATATGGATGGAAGAGCGGGGGTTATGGTCTACCGACGAACAGGATGCACTGCAGTTGATTGATCGTGAACTTGATAAATATGCGAAAGAAAATCAGCAGCGCTTCTCTTCTGACGTAAGAGTCTTACATATGTGGGATGCTGAAACAGGTATGATTGACTCCTGGCATAAATACTGTCAGAAGCAGATGCGTGATAATTTCCACATGCTGGACGATAGACTGATATTTTCAAATACCGAGACGGATAAGAACGATTACGCAAGTAAACGGCTTAAGTACCCATTAGAACCGGGAGATTTATCAGCATATGAAAAGCTTATGTCCACTTTATATTCTGAAGAGGAAAGGACAAAGATAGAGTGGGCTATAGGTTCGATCGTATCTGGTGACTCTAAGAAATTGCAGAAGTTCATGGTGCTGTATGGAGCAGCTGGAACTGGTAAGTCTACAGTGCTGAACATCATTCAGGAGCTTTTTGATGGATATTATTCTGTATTTGATGCTAAAGCACTGGGCTCATCCAGTAACTCGTTTGCATTGGAAGCATTTAAAAGTAATCCGCTTGTAGCTATCCAGCATGATGGAGATTTGTCGAAGATCGAAGATAATACACGGTTAAATAGTCTGGTTTCACACGAGTTAATGACCGTTAATGAGAAATTCAAATCAGCATATTCCAATCAATTCAAGTGCTTCTTATTTATGGGTACTAATAAACCGGTAAAGATTACAGATGCCAAGTCTGGTCTGATTCGAAGGCTGATTGATGTTTCGCCTTCTGGAAATAAACTTTCCCCAAGCGAATACAAAAACGTGATTAAGCAGGTGAAATTTGAATTAGGAGCCATTGCGTATCACTGTCAGGAAGTATATTTAGAGAATCCTGGTAGATATGACAGTTATATTCCAATCACGATGTTGGGCGCATCCAATGACTTCTATAACTTCATTGTGGATTCGTATCATGTGTTTAAACGCGAGAATGGGACAACCTTGAAGGCGGCATGGGAGATGTACAAGACGTATTGTGATGAAGCAAATGTGTCGTTTCCATTTTCTCAGAGGATATTTAAGGAAGAACTGAAGAACTATTTCAGAGACTTCCAAGAACGCTTTAATCTTGATGATGGGACAAGGGTCAGAAGCTATTACAGTGGTTTTAGAACCGAGAAATTCGAAGAAGTATCCGAGTCCACAAATGACAACAAAGAAGACATAAACTGGCTTCAATTTGATGCTGACAAATCTATATTTGATGACGATTGTGCAGACTGTCAGGCTCAATATGCTTCCGAGAATGAAACACCACAGAAGAAATGGGATTTTGTGAAGACGAAGTTATCAGAAATTGACACTAAAAAGCTTCATTATGTACGAGTTCCGTTAAAGCACATTGTCGTGGACTTTGATATTCCAGGCGATGATGGAAAGAAGTCTCTTGAGAGGAATCTGAAAGAAGCACAAAAGTGGCCGCCGACTTATGCCGAATTAAGCAAATCTGGTCAGGGTATACATCTTCATTATATTTATAGCGGAGATCCTAACCAGTTGAGCCGGGTTTATGACGACCATATAGAAATTAAAGTATTTACGGGTAACAGTTCGCTTAGGCGTAAATTATCCAAATGTAATCAGTTGCCGATTGCTACGATTAGTTCTAATTTACCGCTGAAAGGAGACAGTAAAATGGTAAATTTTGAAGCGATTAAGAGCGAAAAGGGGCTTAGAACATTGATTAAACGTAATCTGGAAAAGGAAATTCATCCAGGGACTAAGCCTAGTATTGACTTTATTTATAAGATTTTGGAGGACGCTTACGAAAGTGGATTAAACTATGATGTCAGTGATATGCGTAATGCCATTGTAAGATTTGCGGCTAACAGTACGCATCAGGCTGACTATTGCATCAAGTTAGTTAACAAGATGCCGTTTAAATCTGCCGAGACATCCATAGCAGTAAAGAACGATGAGGCAAAATCGGTATTTTATGATATCGAAGTTTTTCCAAACCTGTTTCTGGTCAATTGGAAAATCGCAGGATACGATAAACCTGTTGTGAGGATGATTAATCCGACTCCAGGAGATATTGAAGATTTGATGAAATTCCGACTTGTAGGCTTTAACTGTAGACGGTATGACAATCATATTTTATATGCTAGGTTGATGGGGTATACCAATCAGCAGCTTTATGAGCAGTCACAGAAGATCATTAATGGAAATTCGAATTGTTTCTTTGGTGAAGCCTATAACGTATCTTATACGGACGTATATGACTTTGCATCTGCCGGAAACAAGAAAAGCCTTAAGAAGTTAGAAATTGAGATGAGTAATCTTACCGACGAAGACCTCAAGAAAAAGGGATTTTCGGATGAAAAGATTCAGATCATTAAAGCAGGAACGCATCATCAGGAGCTTGGTCTTCCATGGGATCAACCGGTTCCGGAAGAGCTTTGGATTAAGGTCGCTGAGTATTGTGATAACGATGTTATTGCTACTGAGGCGGCCTTTAATTATCTTGAGGCTGACTGGACGGCACGACAGATTCTGGCAGATTTAGCAGAGATGACTGTTAATGATACGACCAATACTCTTACCACAAGAATTATATTTGGAAACAACCGGAAACCGCAGTCAGAGTTCCATTACAGAAATCTGGCAGAGCCGGTAGAGTCGCTGGATAAAGAGAGTATGGACTTCCTTAAGGAAGCATGCCCGAAGATGATGGCTGAGCCTCACTATAGCTGGAAGTATAATGATAAGGATGAAGTTCCATTCGAGGCACATAGCATTCTTCCATATTTTCCTGGGTATGTATTTGACCATGGTAAATCTACATATCGTGGCGAAGAAGTTGGTGAGGGAGGATTTGCGCAGGGTGTTCCGGGAATGTATGGAAACGTGGCACTTCTGGATATTTCATCTATGCATCCTCATAGTGTTATTGCTGAGTGTCTCTTTGGTCCACGCTTTACTAGGGCATTCAGAGATATTGTTGAAGGACGTGTAAGTATTAAGCATGAGGCTTGGGATATTGTCAATACAATGCTGGATGGAAAGCTTACTCCGTATATTCAGAAAGTTATTGACGGCGAGATGACATCAAAGGACCTTGCCAATGCTTTGAAAACAGCAATCAACTCTGTATACGGTCTCACGTCAGCTTCCTTTGATAATCCGTTCCGTGACCCGAGAAATGTTGATAATATTGTGGCTAAACGTGGAGCATTATTCATGATTGATCTTAAGAACGAGGTTCTGAAGCGTGGATTTCAGGTTGCTCATATTAAGACAGACTCTATTAAGATTCCAGATGCCACGCCTGAGATTATCCAGTTTGTCATGGACTTTGGTGAACGTTATGGATATTCATTTGAGCATGAAGCTACATATGACCGAATGACTTTGGTTAACGATGCGGTTTATATTGCTAAATATAAGGATGCCGAAGAATGCCAGAAAATGTATGGTTACATACCTGGAGACAACAAAAAGAAAGGCGGGAAGTGGACTGCGACCGGTACTCAGTTCCAGATTCCATATGTATTTAAGAAGCTGTTCAGCAGAGAAGAAATTGCATTTGGCGACATGTGCGAGACCAAATCTGTGAGCAGCTCTTTATATTTGGATCTGAATGAGAACTTGCCAGATGTCAGCAAAGAAGAAAAAGAATTCAGCAAAGCCGAGAGTGATTATAAAAAGGGTCTGCTTTCAGATGTGACTTTTGAGAGTATTTGTCAAAATCTGACGCCAGTAATCGAAAAAGGTCACAATTACCGGTTTATTGGAAAGGTTGGTCAGTTCTGTCCAATGAAAGATGGATATGGCGCTGGACTTCTTATGAGAGAAAAAGATGGCAAGTATTACGCAGCGACAGGTTCTAAGGGCTATCGTTGGATGGAATCCGAAATGGTCAAAGAACTTGAAAAAGAAGATGGCATTGATCGGTCTTATTACGACAAGTTGGTCAATGAAGCTGTGGAAACCATCTCCCAGTATGGCGATTTTGAGTGGTTTGTATCGGATGATCCTTATATTCCAGAACTTGGTGCTAATGACGCCGACGTTGACAGCGCACCATGGGAGACAGAATGGGAAAATCCTTGTGGGGATAAAGAAATCCGAGGATGCTTAGATTGCCCGCACTACAAAATGGAAAATAACCATATAGAATGCGACAAGGGTTTTGATATTTTAGATACTGTTATGAAAATGGCTATTAATCAGCCAGAGAATAATTAAAGAGAGGTATATACGATGAGAACTAATCTTGTAATTGTAGAGAACGGAAAATTTATATTTGATACTAATTTTGCTGGCGATCCTAAGAAGGACCGTTTTGGAAGTGATGAAAGAAAAGCCAATCTGGTTATCCCAGACATTGATCTGGCAAGGGAATTAATTGACGATGGGTTTAATGTCCGCCTTACTAAACCAAGAGTAGGCGAAGAAGAGGGTTTTGTGCCGAGATATTTTGTGAAGGTGAAGCTGAACTACAAGAGTACATGGCCTCCAAAGGTATATTTAGTTACTGATGAAGATAAGAGTGTTCTTCTGGATGAGGAGTCAGTAGCTTGTCTTGATGATATTTGGGTGGATCGTGTTAATGCGGTACTTAACCGTTATGAGGGACCAAATGGAAAGTCTCTATATGTAAAGAGTATGGAGGTGTATCAGAAGGTTGATGATGATCCAATCAGTGCGAAATACAGAAGACAAAACCGGGATGAAGAGGAAGAGATTCCATTTGAATGATGTTTAGGAGCGACTATGGATTTAAAGGATAAATACAAATTGGCATTGTTTGGGGTCATCCGAAACAGTACGGTGATGCCCGCCGGTGTTAAGCTTGGAAAAAGTATGCATGAAATTAATACCATGTCAGTTAACACTATGAATTATATTTTGGATTCGTTTGATTACGACCGGTTAGAAGCTGATTTTAATTCAGTAGTGAAATAAGAGTTAGAGCGTTGGTGTAAAAGCTGACGCTCTTTTTCTATACGAAAGGAGACGGAAAATGTTTTGGAAAGAGAAAAAATGGGAGCCTACAATTACATTCACAGAACCCAAATGCAAGAAAGTCCCAATGGAAAAGTGGAAAGCCAGTTGTAAACCGGAACGAGCAAAAACAGAAGCTCCTAAATCGGAAGAGTTACTGTTGCCAAATTCGAAAATCGACTGGGAGAAAAAATTCCTGGATACATTTAAACAACTTATATATGCTCACCGTCCGTGGGATGTCTGGCGAGACCTGATCATTATGAATGCTTGCGCAATTTCCAATGCGGTAGATAGGACGCATTATGACGAGCGAGAAAAAAGATATTTGTCTATCATAAAGAAATACACAAAAGTCGAACAGAAGTTATTTCCAGAGTTATGCGCCTATATAACCATGGCGTTAGAGGACAATCCGGAACAGGATTTTCTTGGAAAGATATTTATGGCACTAGGTCTTGGAAATACATCAAATGGGCAGTTCTTTACACCGTATTCTGTATGTCAACTTATGTCCGAAATAGTGACTAATGACGCGGAGAAAAAGATAGAGAAGCAAGGTTATATTTCTTTGAATGATTCATGTTGTGGTGCTGGTGCGACGATCATTGCCGCTGCTAATTCTATCAGAAAGAAATTAGAAAATAGAAAGCATCCGTTAAATTATCAGAACCATGTATTCGTTGTGGCACAAGATATAGATGAAACCGTCGGACTTATGTGCTACATACAGGTGTCGTTGCTTGGATTGGCTGGCTATGTGAAAATCGGAAATTCACTATCAAACCCTATTACTGGGTCAGACAGTCGTGAGAACTATTGGTATACGCCATTATATTTTGCCGACACATGGGTGATGAGGCGAACTATACAAAATTTCAACGAATTATGCAGGAGGTAAGCGAATGAAAAAGAGATATTCGGTGACAGAAGATCAATGTTATTGCAGCATTATTGAGTTCTTTGATAATGTAGCAAAGCTTTGCGGTGAAACCGGTGATATTTCATGGTTTACATATGATTGCAGAAAAATTTGTGTTACAAAACCCGTGTATGATCAAATTCATAAGTATTACTTAGATACAAGTCGTTCGGACGATTCTTTTGCCATGATTTGGACGATATACGGTCCGAAGGCGAATTTGAATGGAGACGCATTAGAAGTTGAGATTGAAGATGGATTTATTGTCAGAGGATGATCATGGGATGGATAGGACTAAGAGATTATCAGCGTGAAGCTGTGGATAAGATGAAAACAGGATGTATTTTATGTGGAGGCGTTGGCAGTGGTAAATCACGGACAGCTATTGCTTATTACTATTCAAAAAATGATGGTGATTTAGAGGCTGAAACATACGTACCAATGGGCGATCCGCCAAAAGACCTGTACATCATCACAACAGCCAGAAAACGTGATACGTTGGAATGGGAGTATGAGCTTGCACCATTTCTGTTATCTACGCATGAAGATGTCAACTTATATTCCAATAAGGTAGTGGTTGATTCGTGGAATAACATCAAGAAGTATATTTCGGTTAAAGATGCTTTCTTTATATTTGACGAACAACGTGTTGTTGGATCAGGAACATGGGTAAAGGCGTTCTTGAAAATAACAAAATCAAACGATTGGATTCTGTTATCTGCTACACCTGGAGATACCTGGCAGGATTATATCCCAGTATTTGTTGCAAATGGTTTCTATAAAAATAGAAGCGAGTTTATAAAAGAGCATGTCGTGTATAGTCACTTTACCAAATTTCCTAAGATTGACAGATATTTGAATACCGGTCGATTGATCAGATTACGAGACAAGATACTTGTGAATATGGATTTCCGACGACAGACGGTATCGCATCATGAGGATATTTTTGTAAAATACGATGCACAAGCATACAAGGCTGTCGGAAAAAATAGGTGGAATCCGTATACACAGGAGCCGATCGTCAATGCTGCTGAATTATGCTACGTGTGGCGGAAAATCGTAAATAGTGACCAATCGAGGCAGATAGCCTTGCTAGAGATTGTGGAGAAGCATCCTAAAGCTATTATATTTTACAATTTTGACTATGAACTTGAGCTGTTGAAAGGGATATTTTCGTGTTATGAGATTGCCGAATGGAATGGGCATAAGCATCAACCGGTACCGGATGGAAACGCCTGGGTATATTTGGTTCAGTATAACGCCGGTGCCGAGGGATGGAACTGCATTACGACTGACACGATTATATTTTTCTCACAGAACTACTCATACAAGATAATGGCTCAATCTGCTGGGCGTATTGATCGAATGAATACACCGTATACGGATTTATATTATTATCATTTGAAATCACGTTCTGGAATTGATCTGGCGATTAGTAAGGCACTTAAAGATAAGAAAAAATTTAATGAAACGAGGTATGTGAAATGGTAAAACATATGAGATACGGAGAGTTCGTGGATTGGTGTAATCGGAGAGCGGCTAATGGTGAGTGGGGTGCGAATGAAGCTATAAAATGTATTGCTACTATGGAAATTATTCGTAAAGAACCGTTCTGGAGAAGAGAGGCAGTGTGGCAAAATTATTATGCACCGGATATTATTTTTAATATCGTTCAGCCTATTAACGAGATGTTAAAAGAGAAAGGTAAATAGATATGGAAGATATTTATAAAGAAGTTTACTTCAACAAGTATTGCAAAACATGTGAACACAAAGATTTAGATGAGAAGTTTGATCCGTGTAATGACTGTTTGGCAAAGCCTATGAACGCCGAGTCAGAAAAACCGGTTTACTGGAAGGAGAAGAAAAATGATTGATAGTCTTTTAATTGGGGTTGATTTTTCAAATACTGATGGTACGGGAGTTCTTATTGTCGGTAGAAAACGTATGAACCAGACTCCAGAAATCATTAATGCGTTTAGCGGAGAGGATGCCAGAACACTTTATAAGTTATTAACAACAAAGACTGGTACGGACGCCAAATAAGCATGGTCTCTTATGAGAAAAAAGGAAAGGCGGTTCAAAATTATGACAAAAATGTATTTTGAAGTAACAAATGTGACACGAGAAATTGTATTTGGAGTACCGTATAAGGACGATATGATAGGATTTCATGTCATTTTCAACGAATCAGAGATGGACGGTAAACGAATCGTCACAATTATAGGCGACATTCATGAAAATGGTAAGCTTGAGGAGCAAACATTGATTGGAAAAGCAAATAGTTGCGACTCTAATGAGTTTACATTCAAATTTGATGTAGAAGAAAAAATGACGCTGACCATTGATATCTACGAAGACGATACACATAGATGCGTTAACGTGTCATATTAAAAGACTTCGGGGTTGTTTATTCATAACAGCCCCTTTCTTTTTTGCTTTTTATAATGTATACTTATATATTATAGAAAAGCTTGGAGGGGTATTATGATACGTTTTACAAAAGCACTCATCCAGAAAGTTTTAGAAATGAATGAGGGATTTACAGATCGAACTTATTACAAAAGCAGAAATTCCGAAGAAGAGAACCACTACTCAATTAAAGACGGAAAATTATTTAAGCGTTCTATTGGAAAAACATCGTGGTCAGATAGCCGTTACGACAAAACAACCGTTTGTGATGAAGATCAAACCCGACGATTTTTACGCGAACGCAAAAACAGGCTGAAAATAGAAGAATAAATTATCCGCAAAAATAACACATCCTTTGATGAAAGGATGGTATATACTGTTTATATATTAGTCCTTATCACAAAGAAAGGGCTTGCTAAAGGAGGCAGGTAAATGGAAGACAATATGAAAGAATTTATTGCTTACAGCAGAAAACTTTTAAGGAGTCTTTTGAAACTCAGGCAGTTGTTAGAGAAAGGTGAGTACGATGAAGCCAAGACAATGCTTGATGAGTTGATTGAGGACACGCAAAAGGACATTGAGGCATAATTGATATTTTGATTGTTGTCATGAAAGGACCCGTGGTTGAAAAATCGCAGGCTCTTTCTTTTTTTTATTGCAGAAAAAGAGGTGAGAAAATGAGTTTTCAATACGATCAGTATTTAGAAAGACATCGTTCAAATGTAAAAAGAGGATTCGATTGGCTTTCTGAGAATTTACCAGAGATTACGAAAAAAGCTACTAATGCTGGCTGGAATGCTGAGTTTGCCCATGATAAATCTAAGGATGAGCCAGATGAGTATGAACCATATGATGCATATTTTTATGGGAATAACCGTTCATACCAGGTTGTTCAAGATTATCAGAAAGCATGGTTACTTCATATTCACAGGAATCCACATCACTGGCAGCATTGGATTTTAATCAACGACGATCCGAAAGAGGGTGAAATCGTTCTGGAGATGCCATACGATTATATTTTAGAGATGATTTGCGATTGGTGGTCATTCAGTTGGCAGAGCGGAGATCTTTTGGAAATATTCAAATGGTATAATGACCACTCCGAATACATGAAGTTGGCTCCTAAAACCAGAGAGACGGTAAATGATATTTTGGGAAAGATTAAAGAAAAACTGACAGAAGAGAAGATTTTAGCTTTTTAGAAGTAAAGCTACTGTATTAAAAATTATGCTGTACATGCAGTTGAATTATCTTGAGTTACTGGGCGCGAAGTATATTCAAATCCTATATTTGGGGTATAGGATAGTTTTGTTTCGCGATTATACTTTGCGTCAATGTATGTTTTATACACGAAGCAACCGCCTAACGTTAGAGTTATTACAATTGCAACGGTAGAATTATCGTTTAATGCGTCAGATATCTGTTTGATCATATCAGACGAAGGTGTTGTTTTAGTGTTATTTGGTAAATTATTCAATGTTACTCCTTTCAGTGTGTACAAGATTAAAATACAGTAGCTTTCTAAATAAAGGTATCACAACTTATATTATTTGTAAACAAGGAGACACGACAATGAAAGAAAATATGATAATGAATATTGCATCCGTAGTATCAGGTTCAGTTGCTATCGCAATTGCTTGCAAAGTAACTAGATCGGCTTGGCCGCTTTTGGGATTTTTAATAGTGCCTACATTTAATTACAGTGTTGGCGAAAATTAAGGAGACAACAACATGGACATCGAAGTTAAAACAGAGACCAGACTTTGTAAAGTGGGTGAGGAATATGGATATTTCCACACATGGGAGCAGTATTCGGTCCCAGTACCGGAAAGTCCGTTAATTGGTGGGGCGCCTGCCGGAGTAGTTGCTCAGGTATTTGGTATTGTGGAGTTTTCGGACGGAGTGCGGCGAGTGCAACCGTATGAGATTATATTTTGTGATGAGCAAAGTATCACTTTAACGCAGTTAAATGCAGTTCATGGTAGTATAAGAAAGGGGAAAAGAAATGGAAAAGAAAAATAAAATCATAGCAGTGGATTTTGACGGAACTTTATGTGAGAACAAATGGCCGGAGATTGGTGCGGCTAACGATGAGCTTATTGAATATTTGAAGAAGAGACAGGCATCCGGAGACAAAATCATATTATGGACCTGTCGTGTTGGGGAACTGTTACAGCAGGCAGTTCGGTTCTGTTACAATCGAGGATTGATATTTGATGCTGTTAACGAAAATCTTCCAGAAACATTAGAATGGATGAATGACGATAGCAGAAAAATCTTTGCGAACGAGTACATAGATGACCGCAGTGTACCAATTGATATTTGCCGCGAAAAATCAAGTATGGAGCGTTGGGCTGAAAACGAGGTTGCCATTGCATGTCGTAGAGAAAAACCGGACAGAAAAGATGGAGAATGGGATTACGGCTGTGCCTGCTATGAAAGTGCGTTAAAGGCTTTTCAGTCTTTATGCAATGACGGTCATTCAGGTTTCAGCATTGGTCTGACTAAGGCTATTCTTAATCGTCTTATCGATGGAAAAGTCTTAACGCCAGTTGAGGGTACTGATGATGAGTGGACGAAAGTGTTCGATCGGCATGGACGTAAAACCTACCAGTCCAAGCGGATGAGTTCCTTATTTAAGGACTTGGATAAGGACGGAAATGTTCGATACAATGACACTGAGAGGTATTGCGGATTTGATATTGCTGATCCTGATGCAGGTTTTCATATGGGTATGCTTAGCCGTATTCTGGATGAGAACTTTCCTATTACAATGCCATACACTCCGAACGATACTCCATACAAGATTTATACGGAGAGTTTTCTGGCTTATTCGGCTGATAATTCTGAATCTGGCGATTGTGACACAATTGGCGTACTTTATATTGTTACTCCTGATGAGAAAAAAGTAGAGATTAACAGATATTTTAAGTGCGGAGAAAACGATATGCTTGAGGAGATTGATGAGGCTGAATATGTAAAAAGAAAAATGAAAGTTCAATGGGATGATTTATTATCTAGCGATTTTAAGAGAATTAAAGAAGCGTTTGGATTTGAATTGTATGATTGGCAAAAGAAGTATTTGAGAGATGAACCTATTGATTTTCCAATTGGCAGAAGAGTGGGTAGGTCATTTGCTATGAATTTAAAAGCACTTCTTGGCGATGGTGATACAGTTACATTCGATGAATTAAAAAGAAGGCGTCGTATGGGTAAGCAAGAAAGTATTTATGTTGATGACATTCTTGATATGGATGCAAAATTACGTGCTGCTGGTTTTACAACCAATGTAATAAAAAGGCGGTGATGGCACCAATGAATCGAAATAGATTTATCCAGGCTATGAACAGCAATATTGGGCTATCGGAAAAAGAACGACGGCGAATTATTCGGAATAGCATTAAGAATCAGCCATGGAAATTAAAATGCACTGTTGCTATGGAAGAGTTTGCGGAGCTTACACAGCAGATCAGTAAGCAAGTACGTGGCTATAATGATAAGATTGGACTTTTGGAAGAGATGGCTGATGCTTATATTTGCCTGGAATTCCTTAAGTCCATTTTTGATATTTCACCGGAAGAGTTGCAGAAAGCTATAGATGTTAAACTACAGAGAGAAAGGAACAAACAGAGATGAGTAAAGAGATTAAAATTGCCGGAAGTATTTCATTTGGAGGAAAGCGCCTTAATGTATATGGAGATCTGGACGCTCCGCTGTTCAAGGCAAAAGATATTAGTCATGCTATCGGCTACAGCAGCGGTAACGAGTGGAGAATGCTCGAAATGTGCGAAGAGGATGAGAAGCTGAAACTACCTTTGGTAGTAGCAGGTCAGAGACGTTCTGTCAATTTTGTGACTGAAAATGGACTGTACAACATCCTTGCACAGAGTCGTATGGAAATCGCAAGATCCTGGAGACGTGTGGTTCACGACGAGCTTATCAACATGCGTAAGGAGAAAGGCAGAAACATTGCTGAGCAGTTCGAAGAGTGGGATCATGCTATGGATAACATTTATTTTGATGAGGAAACCGGTCAGCTTATGCAGTCTGTTACTGTTCCTGGTGGAGACGTGATTCAGGTTCCTTATGAGAAGGAATAAGAGTAATTAAAACCGTGGGCTATGCTGAACACAGGAGCATAATAATCCAGATTGGTGGGGATCTGGATATTCTAAAAGGAGAATAAAAATGATTAAATTAGAGCATGTGGTTCTGGCAAGTCCGGAACAAATGAGATTTATTATTGAAGGCATGAGAAACCCGATGAATAGCTGGAAAAAGACAGATAGCGGGAATGGTTGTGATAGCGGTTTGTGTTCTGCTCCTTGCGCGTTTAGCCCTCAGTGGTGTGGTAATACCCCTAGATATGTATTGGGCGAAAACGATCGCTCTCTTATGCAGAGATTATCCAAAGCTGGTACCGACCATAGAAAGTTTATGAGAATGCTTCCGGTGTACGTACGAATTACAGCACCTTTATATTGGTGGAAAGAGTTTGACACATACAAGGTTGGAACGGTTGCTAACATCTGTAGTACGATGCATAAAATCCAAGCTAAGGAGTTTATACTGGAGGATTTCAGTTGCGAGCATCTTAATCGTATTGGAACCAGTTCTTTATGGGATATCATTGATATTTTGAATCTGGATAGAAAGTTATATTTGAATGGCGGAGACTACAAAGGCGAGCATTATGCTCCAAAGGACAAACAAGTATGGTGGCAGATGATTCAGCTTCTTCCAAGCAGCTATAATCAGATCAGAAATGTCATGATGAATTATGAAATTCTGGCAAATATCTATAAGTCTCATAAAAACCACAAGCTTGATGAGTGGCGTGATTTTTGTAAGTGGATTGAAGAGCTTCCATATTCTGAGCTGATTACTGGAGGTACTAATGAAAAAATGGCGTAAATACATTTTATACATCTTAATTGTCACGATATGCAGTTCCATACTGTCTTTCATCAGCAACGAGAGCGTATTGATTTGTGACATTTACGTAATGATGTGTATTTTATTATTTGAAAAAATGGAGGATTAAATTCATGAATTTAACTTTTATACAAATGCTTATTGCATTTCTGATCGTATATACATGCGTATACGCCTTAGTTAATCGTATTGCGACGTGTATAGAGAGGTGCGCGATGGCAAAGTCAGTATCAAAGATTGATATTTTTGACGGGGAAAAGAAAGAGGAGGATACTGATGAGTCTGTCATTCTTAAATAATGAAATGATAATGTCACTTATACAAGCTGCTCAGATGCAGATGACAGTATACAATGAATTTTTAAAGTTATGCGGTGGAGATGTAGAAGAGGCAAGGGTACAGACGCAAATTTACATGAATGCGTTTATGTGTCCATCTAAAAAGAAAAAAGAAGGAGATGACTAAGTAATGGGAAGAGCTGAAAGGAGACGGCTTGAACGGGAAAATCGATTATTATATTCTCGTGAAAAGTCAGTAAAGATGTCCAAAGATGAGTTAAGAAGCATAAAAAAGAAGGTGTCTGATGCGTCATCGGAAAATACAGTTGATATTTTGATGACCTGCTTTGCACTGGCGGAGCATCGTTTGTATGGATATGGAAAGAAGCGATGTATTAGAACCTTGCAGTATGTGGATGAGCTTATGGGCGGATTGAGTCATGATACAGCTTCATTGGAAGAGTATAAACAGCAGCTGGTTGATGAGGTTGGTTTGACGATCAGTTGTTGATATTTTGGAGGGAGAATAGTTTGGAATATTCAGAGATCGACATTATGAAGATTGTGCAGGAAATCAATAATTTCATAGAGCATGTTGCAGCCGTGATTAGAAGGATAGCAAAAGCTATTGGAAAGCTGGGCGATATTTTCAATAGAAAAGATAAGAGATATTTTTATTCAATCAACGCTAAAAAGCACAGATATATTACGTTGAAAAAGTACGATTATAAGCCAGCAGCAAAGAAAAATCAGCCGTATCAGAGGAGAAACTATTAATATTTGGAGGGAGAATGGGTAAAGAAGACAGAAAGAATGCGGAAGGATATTCTGATCCAACTGCATATGAAGCTATTAGGAATGTTGAAAGGGGTGCTGATTTAGATGATGATCGCTTTCATAAGCTTTTAGATACTATATTTTCTATTTGCGAGTTGTCTGGTTTTCATGTTGAGGGGCGAATCATTATTAAAGATAAGAAGACAGGAAAGATTTGGAGGTAGATATTGTGAGTTATTAAGGCCTAGAAAGAAAAGATTGAGTCCAACACGGGCTCTTTCTTTTGCTGATTATGGCTATTCTAGGTTAAAAATCTTTGTAGTAACAGGTCATTTTTCTGCCCACTTTTATGCCGGAAGATTTGGCCAAAGCCCATTTATTTTTGACCAGAGCCCGATTTTTGAGGAAAAATACGGTTGAAAATTTGAGATTTTGGTCAAATTTCTGGCCATTTGCCCACTTTCTGCCCACTTTTAAAAATGGATTTGGCCACGAAAAACCTAGCATTTATGCGGGTTTGCGGGCTTTCTGCCCACTTTCCCACTTTTTTTTCTTATTTAATTGCGATAAAAAAATTAAAAATATATAATAAATAGCGAAAAAAAGTGGGCATTTGACCAAACTGGTAAAATGAGGGATTTTTGGGCAGGATTTGGCGATTGAGTGGAGTTCATTGCAAAGTTGAAAATTTTGATTTTATTTGCATTCTAAGAAAAACATGGTATACTAAAGAGGTCACATAATTTAAATTTTTTGTAAATATTGTACAATGTATGAAATTATGTTGAAAATACTAGGAGGGTGTGAGATGAAGAAAGTAAAGTTAGTATTGGCGGTGACGACATTGTCGTTATTTATGACTGCGTGTGGTGGAAGTTCAGCAGCGGATATCAATTGGTCAGAGCTTAAATTAGGAGAAGAATTACCAAGCCCTAATATGAAATCAATTACTGGTGAAATTGAAACTAACGATAGCGATTCGTTACAGGTTGTTATTAACAAAGTTTCAAAGGATGATTTTAATTCGTATGTTAAATTATGTGAAGACAATGGATTTAATTTAGATTCATATTCTAGTGATGAATACTATTCAGCGAATAATTCCTCAGGATACGAACTAAATATTAGTTATGATAAAAAGGAAAAGACAATGAGGCCAGAACTTAATGCAAAATATGCATATGGCGAATTTACATGGCCCGATAGTGAACTTTCAAAATTATTACCAGTTCCTAAATCCAATTATGGATCAATCGAATGGGAAAACTCTGATGGGTTTGTTATTGATGTTGCGCAAACGTCGATTGATGATTTTAACGAATACGTAAGCTCTTGTAAAGATAATGGATTCACAGTTGATTATCAGGCTGGAAAAGATTTCTATTATGCCGATAACGAAAGTGGATATCACATTACCTTAAACTATAAAGATGGCAATGTCATGTTCGTTCGCATGGATGCGCCTGATGAAGAACCAACAGAAACTACGACAGCTGAAGAGACAACCTCACAAGCTGATGCTTCTGGTATCCGTCCAGAATTTAAAGCAGCTATGGATAGCTATGAAAAGTTTTTTGATGAATATTGTGCATTCATGAAAAAATACAAAGAGTCAAATAATGCATCATCAATGTTAGCAGATTACACTAAATACATGGCTCAGTACGCTGATATGATGGCAAAACTCGATGCGGTGGATGAAAACGAGTTATCATCCGAAGAAGCACTTTATTATGCAGAAGTTTCCAACAGAATATCTTCAAAACTATTAGAGGTTGCTCAGTAATAGAAAAACAAAAAATATTTAACAGAGATGCTTTAGGGTGTCTCTGTTTTTTTTTATGCTCTTTTTTGCGCGCGAAAAATACATAGCCTTTTATGAAGAGAGAGGATAAAAATGCATTTTTTAAATGCTGACATTCTCTTTTGTCTTTTAGAACCGGAGGAAGCGATTTATGTTGGAAAACAAGTTTCAGGCAAATCTGATCAAGGAATTAAAAGAACGGTTCCCAGGATGTATTGTTATGAAGAGTGATTCTTCTTATATTCAGGGAATACCGGATTTACTTGTTCTGCATAATGACAAATGGGCTTCCTTGGAATGTAAAAAAAGCGCTGGCGCAAAGAAGCAGCCAAATCAGGAATATTATGTTGGACGTATGAATCAGATGTCTTTTTCGAGATTTATATGCCCAGAGAATAAAGAGGAGGTACTGAATGAACTTCAACAGACATTCGAATCTTGAAGGCCAGCACGCCTTTCTTGGTGCAAGTAAATATCACTGGATTAATTACAGTGAAGATAAAGTTGCAGAAGCATATTCAAAGTTTTTAGCAACTCAGAAAGGAACAGTCTTACATGACTTCGCAGCAAGATGTATATCACTTGGTCAGAAATTACCAAAGTCTCAGAAGACATTAAATATGTATGTTAATGATGCAATTGGTTATAAGATGACACCGGAGCAGGTTTTATATTATTCCGAGAATTGTTTCGGGACTGCTGATGCCATTAGTTTTAGAAACGGTTTACTTAGAATACACGACCTTAAGACTGGGGAAATTCCAGCACACATGGAGCAGCTTGAAATATATGCGGCTCTTTTTTGTTTGGAATATAACGTCAAGCCCGGAGATATTGAAATGGAGTTACGGCTTTACCAGAGTGATGAAATCTTATACCACAATCCGACAGCGATGGATATTTTACCGATTATGGATAAAATCATCACTTTTGACAAGGTAATAAATAAAATAAAAGATTCGGAGGGATAATCGATGAACCCCATAGTGGAAGATATTTTAATGCATTATGGAATGCCAAGACGTTCTGGGCGGTATCCGTGGGGGTCTGGCGATAATCCCTATCAGCATAGTGGCGATTTTTTAAGCCGGGTTCAGGAATTGAAATCTCAAGGGCTAAAAGAAACCGAGATCGCTAAGGCTATTGGACTAACCACGACCCAGTTGAGAACTCAGGTCAGTCTTGCAAAAGATGAGCGACGTGCCTTGCAGGTAGCCACAGCGAAGGGACTTAGGGAAAAAGGATATAGCCTGAATGAGATTGCAGAAAAGATGGGATTCGCGAATGACTCATCTGTTCGTTCGCTTCTGAATGAAAACTCTGAAGTCAGAATGAATCAGGCTAAAGCCACTGCCGACTTTTTAAGAAAGCAGATCAATGAAAAAGGAATCATCGATGTCGGAACCGGTGTAGAGAAAGAGCTTGGAATTTCAAGGGAGAAGTTAAACCAGGCTCTTTATATATTACAGCTTGAAGGATATGAAGTGTATGGCGCCGGTGTTCCGCAGGCAACTAATCCCGGAAAACAGACTAACATCAAGGTTATTTGTCCGCCCGGAACAGAGCATAAAGATATTTACAATTTTGAAGATGTCCATTCGTTAAAAGACTACATTTCATATGATGACGGACAATCGTTCAAAAAGGCCTTTGAATATCCATCCAGTATGGATTCTAAGCGTCTGCAGATTCGATATGCTGAAGATGGTGGAATTAATAAGGATGGTGTTATCGAACTTCGTAGGGGTGTAAAGGACCTTTCTTTAGGGAATGCCCATTATGCTCAGGTTCGTATCATGGTTGATGGGACACATTATATTAAAGGTATGGCCGTCTATGCTGATAATATGCCAGACGGAGTTGATGTGATTTTCAACACTAACAAGAAGATTGGTACTCCGACTAAGGATGTACTTAAGAAAATTAAAGACGATCCTGACAATCCGTTTGGTTCTTTGATTAAGGAACGTGGCGGACAGAGCTACTATGACGATCCAAAAGGAAAGTATACAGATCCGGTAACTGGAAAAAAGCAGTCACTCTCTTTGATTAATAAAAGAGCTGAAGAAGGGGATTGGGGAGAATGGAGCAAAACACTTCCTTCCCAGTTCCTTTCCAAGCAAAGTCTCACGTTGATTAAGAAACAGCTTGGGTTAGCAAAAGCTGACAAGCAGGCTGAGTTTGATGAGATTTGTTCCCTTACTAATCCAACGGTAAAGAAAGCTTTATTAAAGTCTTTTGCCGATGATTGCGATGCAGCAGCTGTTCATTTGCAGGCAGCAGCGTTGCCACGTCAGAAGTATCAGGTAATTCTTCCACTGACAAAGATCAAAGATAACGAGGTTTATGCACCGAATTATAAGGATGGCGAAACTGTAGCGTTGATTCGGTATCCTCATGGTGGCACCTTTGAGATTCCAATCCTTAAGGTCAACAATAAGTTAGGAAAGAGCGTCCTTGGAAATACACCGGCAGATGCGATTGGTATCAATAAGAAGAACGCAGATCGTTTGTCTGGTGCCGACTTTGACGGTGACACTGTGATGGTAATTCCATGTAACTCTTCTCAGAGCAAAGTGCGTATTACATCAACTTCTCCATTAAAGGGACTGGAAGGCTTTGATACAAAAGATGCTTATGGTGGAGTTGTTGAGAAAGGAACTGACGGAAAAGACCATTATTATCGAAATGGTAAAGAGTATAAGATTATGAAGAATACCCAGACAGAAATGGGCAAGGTTTCAAATCTGATTACCGACATGACCTTAAAAGGTGCTACGGAAGATGAATTGGCAAGAGCAGTTCGTCATAGCATGGTTGTTATCGATGCTGAGAAGCACAAGCTGGATTATAAACAGAGTGAGATCGATAACGGAATTTCATCTCTTAAGAAAAAGTATCAGGGAAATATAGATTCTGAAGGTCACTATCATGAGGGAGCTTCTACATTAATTTCGAGAGCAAAATCTGAAACACAAGTTTTGAAGAGAAAAGGTTCTCCAATAATTAATGATGATGGCTCTCTGTCTTATAAGTCTGTAAAAGAAGAGTATGTTGATAAGAATGGAAAGATTCAGGTAAGGACTCAGAAGAGTACAAAGATGGCAGAAACTAAGGATGCACGTACTCTTTCGTCTGGTACCCCTCAGGAAGAAGCTTATGCTGATTATGCTAACTCTATGAAGAGTCTGGCGAACCAGGCTCGTAGAGAGATGTTGGGAACAGGAAAGATTGCTTATTCAGCTTCTGCTAAAGCAACCTATTCAGAAGAAGTAAAGTCTTTAGAGGCTAAGCTGAATCTGGCATTATCCAATGCCCCAAGAGAACGTCAGGCTCAGGTCATGGCTAATGCAACTGTTGCGGCTAAGAAGAAGGATAACCCAGACATGACTAAAGCTGAGATCAAGAAGGCTAGTCAGCAGGCGCTTGCTCAGGCTAGAAGTTCTGTAGGAGCAAAGCGTAACAACATTGAGATCACAGACAGAGAATGGGAAGCAATACAGGCTGGCGCTATCAGCGAGAACAAGCTAACACAGATACTGAACAACACCAACACTGACACGATCCGTCAGCGAGCAACACCACGAGCAACTACTACGTTGAGCGTAGCCAAGCAAAACAGGATTGGTGCGTTGAGTGCGTCTGGGTACAGCACATCTGAGATAGCTGAGGCACTTGGCATCTCGTCATCAACAGTTTCGAAGTATTTAAAGGGAAAGGAGTGAACTGTAAACAATGTGTCGTATAACAACTTTTGACAACCCATATGATCCATTCGAGCAGTTCACTCAGTGGTTCATGTTCGACGAGGAGAAAGGCTATCATACAACAGCTTATCTTGGTCGAATAGCGAGGACATCGGACCAGATGTCAGACGAAGAGAATGATCGAGAGATTGAAAGAGCAATTGATGAGATTATTCGCTACGACTTCAGGAACATATATCGGAAGGTGCGCCCAAGCGAAGTAAATAGAAAGTCTGCTGTTCAGTAAAACGACAGTTTTCAGCTTATTCGAGCGCATACTAAGCAAGCAATTTAAGTGAATGAAAAATAAATATAAAATAGGGTATAGGGGGGGTGTCTAAAAAGCATACCCCCACCCATATCGCGGCGGTCTTTAATTTTTCCCCAGAGGGATTTTTAGAGAAATGTTTTTACTCCGACGTTTAAAAGGATTTACAAATTTGAATAAAAATAAATGATAATAACCGGTCATCTGCCCTTTTGTCTCCTTTCGGCAAGAGAAGATTCACTTTTGTAAGTCCTTTTAAGTGCCGGAAAACCTATACGAAACAGTTAATAAAGTTATATTTACTTGAAGGAAGGAGGTCTTAAGTGTGCGTAAAGGTAAGAAAAAGGGAGAGTCATCCTCCGAACCTTCACGGATGATGAGACCTGCTTTAACTCCAGAGGCAAGAGAAAACCAGTTAATAGCATTAGCAACTGATCTGGCAGAGCAGCAGTTAAGAGATGGGACAGCTTCTTCACAGGTTATTACCCATTATTTGAAACTGGGGTCAACAAAAGAGCGTGTCGAAAAAGAAATTCTTGAAAAGCAGAAAGAACTTATCGAAGCCAAGACTCAAAACTTGAAGATGGCCGAAAGAACCGATGAGCTGTATGCTAATGCACTGAAAGCTTTCCGTGGTTATAGCGGTTACGGTGATGATGACGATGATTAGAACATATTCCGAGTTATCAAGATTAAAAACATTTAAAGAACGATACGAGTATCTTCGATTAGATGGAGTTGTTGGCGAAAATACATTTGGGTTTGATCGATATTTGAATCAGGCATTTTACAAATCAAAAGAGTGGAAAGATATTCGGCGGTTTGTGATTATCCGGGATAATGGGTGTGATTTGGGAGTTGAAGGTTGCGAAATCCATACCAATATTATCATTCATCATATGAACCCGATACGGCAGGATGATATATTATCCAGAACCGATTTGCTTATGAACCCAGAGTATCTAATAACAACTACGTTGAATACCCATAATGCAATCCATTATGGAACTGAAGAATTGTTAGCGACAGCCCCGATTAGTCGCTCAAAGAATGATACATGTCCATGGAAACGATAAGGAGAATCAATGAATATTACAGGCAGTATTTTAACATCGATCAAAAAAATGCTTGGCATTATGGATGAATACGAGCATTTCGATGCTGATTTGATTATGCATATTAATTCTGTACTTGGAATACTGACACAGCTTGGCGTTGGTCCGGCCGATGGTTTTCTGATCCACGACAAGGAAGCTTTGTGGACAGATTTCATCAGTGATGAAGAGTTATTTGCTATGGTCAAAACTTATGTGTATTTAAAAGTAAAAATGGTATTTGACCCGCCATTAAGTTCTGCGGTTATGGAGTGTTATAAGACGCAGATCAGCGAATACGAGTGGCGATTAAATGTTGCTGCTGAAAATCAACGAAAGGGGGAATAGTCATATTATGGAAACATATTTAGCCCATCACGGGATAAAGGGAATGAAATGGGGAGTGCGTAAGTCAGAAATACAATCTTCAAGAGTAAAAAAGAAACATTCAAACTCTTTACTCAACAGAAACGAAGTATCAGCACGAAAGGCCGCAGTCAGGAATAGACGAACTATGTCTGATGCCGATTTGAAGAAAAGAATCGATAGATTAAAAATGGAGAGGGAATTTAAGAGCCTCACAGAAGATGATATTGCTCCCGGAAGAAAATGTGTTTCTGAAATTTTATCAACATCCGGTAAAAAAGTTCTGACTATGGCCGCAGCTGGAGCAATGGCATACACTATAAAATATGCCATGACTAAAGAATTTAATTCTAAAGAAGCTGCTCAGTACATGGCTGCAAATCCGAATAAGAAATAGGAGAATTGAATAATGGCATTATCGAACACTGCCGTCCCTAAATATTACGGCATGTTCAGAGATGCCGTTCTTAGAGACGAAATCAAAATAAACAAAGAAATCGCAATGGAAATGCTTCGAATCGATGAATTAATCGAAAATAGAGGTGTTTACTATGATGACCAAGCAGTGGAAGGGTTCATCAGTTATTGTGAAAACGAACTTACTTTGACCGATGGCTCTGATCTTAACTTACTCGATAGCTTTAAATTATGGGCAGAAGAAATATTTGGTTGGTATTACTTTGTGGAAAGAAGTGTGTATGAGCCAGACGAAGATGGACATGGAGGGCATTACGTTACAAAATCTATAAAAAAGAGACTGGTAAATAAGCAGTATCTCATCGTAGCAAGAGGCGCTGCAAAATCTATGTATGCGTCCTGTCTTCAAAATTATTTCTTAAATATTGATGCGACCACAACACATCAGATAACCACAGCGCCAACAATGAAACAGGCGGAAGAAGTTTTATCGCCGATAAGGACAGCCATCACCAGATCTCGAGGACCTTTCTATAAATTCTTGACGGAAGGTTCAATACAGAATACGTCTGGCTCGAAAGCGAATCGAGTTAAATTGGCTTCTACGAAAAAGGGAATCGAAAACTTTCTTACTGGGTCATGGTTGGAAATCAGGCCGATGCGTATCGATAAGCTTCAAGGTTTACAGATAAAAATGGCTACTGTGGATGAGTGGCTTTCTGGCGACATTCGAGAGGATGTAATCGGAGCAATCGAGCAAGGTGCGTCTAAAGTTAACGATTATTTGATCGTAGCAATCAGCTCTGAAGGCACAGTCCGTAATGGTGCTGGCGATACAATCAAAATGGAGTTAATGGACATCCTAAAAGGCGATTATGTTAATCCTCATGTATCCATCTGGTGGTATAAACTTGATTCAGTTGATGAAGTATCAGATCCTGATATGTGGGTAAAAGCTAATCCGAATATCGGTAAAACAGTAAGTTATGAAACTTATCAATTGGACGTTGAGCGAGCAGAAAAAGCACCTGCAGCCAGAAACGATATACTGGCTAAGCGGTTCGGACTTCCAATGGAAGGCTATACATATTACTTCACATATGAAGAAACACTTCCGCATCGGAGACGAGACTACTGGGGAATGCCGTGTTCTTTAGGTGCTGATTTATCTCAAGGCGATGACTTCTGTGCATTTACATTTCTATTTCCATTATCGAATGGTTCTTTTGGTATAAAAACCAGAAATTACATCTCATCATCAACTCTGATGAAACTTCAAGCAGCAATGAGAATCAAATACAACGAGTTTATTGACGAGGGGAGTCTTATCGTATTAGATGGCACTGTGCTTGATATGACTCAGGTATATGACGATTTAGATAATCACATAACTGAGTGCGATTACGACGTTCGTAGTTTTGGTTATGATCCATATAATGCAAAAGAGTTTGTTGAAAGATGGGCTGCAGAGAATGGTCCATTTGGAATTGAAAAAGTAATCCAGGGAGCAAGGACGGAATCAGTACCGTTGGGCGAACTTAAGAAATTGTCGGAAGAAAGAATGCTTTTGTTTGACGAATCACTGATGACATTTGCAATGGGTAATTGTATTACCATAGAAGATACAAACGGAAATAGGAAGCTTTTGAAAAAGAGATATGATCAGAAGATTGATCCTGTTGCAGCAATGATGGATGGATATATTGCGTATAAGCTTAACAGAGAGGCTTTTGAATAATTGGTATATTGTAAGAAAGGCTGACAAAACAGTTGCCAACATCTCAAATCATGTTAGAATGAAACGGTAAATAGAGGAATTTTAGAAAGGATAAGAGATGAGTGATTTAGCTGTTGAATTAGGTAAAAAACTGAAATCTGTGTACGACAATGATAACTTTATTACAGCTGTGTTATCGTATGCTGATAATGAGGTCGATCAGAGGTCCGTTATCGAATTTATTGATAATGGGGAAGACGTAACAGATGAAAACGTTTTAATCTTTGCAATGGAATTAGCAGATGCTCATGACGAATAATATGAAATAGAAACTATTTGAAGGGACTGTGGAAACACGGTCTCTTTTAGTTTACCCATTTTTAGGAGGAAAAATCAAAATGGAGTTACCATTAACATCCAGATTAAAGCACGCTTGGAATGCGTTTTTAAATAGAGACCCGACATTCAATTATCAGAACATTGGAACGTCGTATTCTTACCGTCCAGACCGGTTCCGGTTAACAAGAGGTAATGAGAGGTCCATCGTAACATCAGTATACAATCGAATAGCATTAGACGTAGCCGCCATTAATATTCAGCATGTTCAGTTGGATAAAGAAGGGCGGTTTTTAAATGTAATCCCAAGCGATCTGAATAATTGCTTATCACTACAAGCGAATCTGGATCAGACTGGACGAGCCTTTATACAGGATATTGTAATGTCCATGATGGATGAGGGATGTGTTGCGGTAGTGCCGGTTGATACTGATGATGACCCGGACGAAACTACCGGTTATAAAATCTTATCGATGCGCGTTGGCAGGATATTAGATTGGTATCCAAAACATGTAAGAGTTCGCGCATATAACGAAAATACCGGACGTAATCAGGATATTATCGTACCGAAAGAGTCAATTGCAATCGTTGAAAACCCTTTATATGCAGTGATCAATGAGCCGAATTCAACCATGCAGCGGTTGATAAGGAAACTGAATCTTTTGGATGCGGTGGATGAGCAGAGCAGTTCTGGAAAGTTGGATTTGATCATTCAGCTACCGTTTGTCGTAAAAACAGAAGCAAGACGTAAGCAGGCAGAGCAGCGGCGTAAAGATATTGAGCAACAGTTATCTGGTTCTAAGTATGGAATCGCTTATACTGATGCGACTGAGCATATCACACAGCTTAATCGTTCGCTGGAAAACAATCTAATGAAACAGATTGAATACTTGACGAGTATGCTATACAGCCAGTTAGGTATCACTCAGAGTATATTAGACGGTACGGCAGACGAAAAAACTATGCTGAATTACTACAATCGCACCATTGAGCCTATTATTTCAGCGATAGCCGATGAGATGAAACGGAAATTCCTTACGAAAACAGCACGCTCTCAGAATAAATCAATCATGTTCTTCCGAGATCCATTTAAACTGGTTCCTGTAGCTGATCTTGCTGAAATTTCTGATAAGTTTACCAGAAATGAAATCGCCACTTCTAATGAAATACGGCAGGTAATTGGTTGGAAGCCATCTGAAGATCCTAAGGCTGATGAACTTAGAAACAGCAATCTCAGCAATCCGAGTGGAGCTGACGGTACAACAGTTAATGTTGGTGATGACGGTGAAGTAGATCAGAGTGGTACTGCCGACTATGATGAAATTGTTAATAATCTGTTGGACGAACTTACTGGTCAGATTAACGCGATTATTGGGAACTATTCTCCAGACAACGATGATGAGGAGGATGATTCTTAATGGATGAAGTTAAAACCGCTGAATTAAGACATTATGCGTCACCTTATTACGATCCGGTTAAAGCACATGAATATTATATGCGAACCAGAGAGCTTAAGGGGCGCTCTACAAGCTCTTTAAATGACGAAGGCAAAAAGGTTTGGTCATATACCAAAAATAACATTAAGTCGGAAAAGGCCGCTAAAGTTAAAGAAGAACAGGAAAAGAGAGCCTTAAAAATTAAGCAGCTTCGAGCAAAAGCAGAGGCAACCCGGGAACAGATAACATCTAAGTTAAAGACTTTGAATAACAAGTTATCAGAAGATGCCGCTGCTGAGAAAAAAGATATCGACGATGAAAAAAATTCCGATTTAGAGAGCATTGAAACAGATTCTTCCAATAAGAAAGAACAGATCGACGCTCAAAAAGAGGCGGCTATTAAGCAGTTGAAAGCAATTGAGATACCGTCTGGCTTATCAAAAGAGGAACGAGCGAAGCGGGTTGCGGAAAGAAATGAAAAGATTGCTAAGATACGGGGCGATGCTAAGTCTGATAAAGCTAAGATAAGTAATCAGGCAAAGAGTGACAAATCTGATGTCAGAAGTAATGCATCAGCTCAGAAAACTGACGTGTCAAATCAAACCAAGCAATCGAAAGCAGTCAATACTTCAAACGCTAAATCTGAACGGGCAAGAGTAAGCGCTGAACTTAAATCCGCAGTTGAGGCAGCTCGAAAGGCATATACAGTAGCGAAAGAAAATCTGAATACCTCTTACGAGAAGATCTATCAGCAGGAGTTTGACAAGATTGCATCGGAGTATAAAGCGGTGAAGAAGACGTCAAAGAAGTCAAGCAAGAAGAAGTCTTCTAAGACGTCAACAAAGAAGAAATCGCATCCGTTGTCATATTACATTAGAGAATAGGAGGAAAAATCAAAATGAAGTATGATTTTGGTGGCTGGGCCACTAGAAACGATTTAACATGCACCGATGGGCGCGTGATTAAAAAAGATGCTTTTAAAGGACAGAATGGAGAGAACGTCCCGTTAGTATGGATGCATAATCATGCCGATCCTATGAATGTTTTGGGGCTTGCACATCTTGAAAACAGGGATGACGGGGTTTATGCGTATTGTGAATTTAATGATACTGAATCCGGAATGACCGCCAAAAAATTGGTAGCCCATGGTGATGTTCGTTCGCTGTCTATTTTCGCAAACCAGTTACAGCAGACCGGAAACGATGTATTGCATGGCATCATTCGTGAGGTTAGTTTAGTGCTGGCCGGAGCAAACCCTGGGGCATTCATTGATGATGTTGTAGCACACGGCGACGGCGAATCAGGAATGATCGTTGGATATGACGAGATGATTACTTCATATTTAAGTCATGCTGACGATGAAGATGAAAAGAAAGATGACTTAAAAAATCAGGCAAATGATGATACAAAAAAGAATCCTGATAATCATACAGAAGAGAAAAAGGATGAAAAAGTAGAAACAATTGCTGACATTTTCAAGACCATGACAGAGAAGCAGCAGACCGCTGTATTCGCTATGATGGCTGAATTTGCAGATAAAGAAAATCCAAAAAAGGAAGATGGAGGAGATGACGAGATGAAACACAATGTATTTAACACTGATCAGAGAAATGACAACTTCCTGTCCCACGCAGATCAGGAGGAAATCCTTAAATTAGCTAAGACAAGCCAGGTTGGAACATTCCAGAATGCAATGGAGATTTATGCATCCAATAATGCGCTTCAGCATGACGCTGTTGCGAGTGGGTTTGTACAGTCTGGAGATGGTAACGTAACAACTCTGTTCCCAGAGTATAAGGATGTGAGACCAGGTGCGCCTGAGCTGATTACTAATGACCAGGGCTGGATTAGTACCGTAATAAACAAGGTACATAAGAGTCCTATTTCCAGAATCAGGACCAGACAGGTTGATATCCGTAACATCGATGCTCTGAGAGCAAAGGGCTACAAGAAAGGAAAAGAGAAGGCTCAGGCTGGAAACTTCAAGCTGGTTAGAAGAACCACTGATCCACAGACTGTATATGTTAAGGATGCACTTAACAGGGATGATATTACGGACATCACTGACTTCGATTACGTAAGCTATCTGTACAACATCGATCGCATGATGCTTAACGAAGAACTGGCAACTGCGATTATGCTGGGCGATGGCCGTGATGATGGCGATGAAGGTAAGATTTCTCCAGATCATATCAGACCGATTTGGCTGGATGATGACCTGTATACTATCCACGTAGATCTGGATGTAGCAGCAGCAAAGGCAGAGCTTCAGGGCACTAATACCGCAGCTAATTTCGGTGAGAATTATGTAATGGCAGAAGCTATGATCAACACTGTTCTTTATGCAAGAGAGAAGTACAAGGGTACTGGAAAGCCAGACCTGTATATTGCTCCGCACCTGCTGAATCAGATGCTGCTTGCAAGAGATATTAATGGTAGACGTATTTACGCGTCTGTTTCTGAACTGGCTACAGCATTAAATGTTGGCAGCATCAATACTGCAGAGCAGTTTGAAGGAAAGACCAGAACAACTGCTACAGGCAATAAAAAGAAGAAACTGTTGGCTATCATTGCAAACCTCCAGGACTATTCTCTTGGTGCAACTAAGGGCGGCGAGGTTACTCACTTTACCCAGTTCGATATCGACTTCAACCAGGAGAAATCCCTGCTTGAAACCAGAGTGTCTGGCGCACTTACTCGTGTTTATTCAGCAATTGCGATCGAGGAAGATGTCACTGCAAGCGCTGTGACTTCTGATGAGCTGTAAAATTGGAAAGGAAAATTCAAAATGAGCAAATTCTATGGAGCAATCGGATATGCTGTATCTACTGAAGGAAATTCCGGAGTATGGAGAGATGAAATTCGTAGATTGAATTATTATGGCGATGTCATTCGTGATACTCGTCAGTATCAGACTGGTGATGGACTTAATGACAATCTTAACATTTCAAATCAGTTCAGCATACTGGCTGATCCATATGCTTATGAGAATTTTCATGCAATGGTGTATATTGAGTATATGGGAACCAAATGGAAAATTTCCAATGTTGAAGTTCAATATCCACGCCTTATATTGACTGTGGGAGGGGTTTATAATGAACAGACGTTTGATGCTACATGAGCAACTCTGCAAAGCGCTGGGATGTCCAAACAGAGGAAGTGAATGTCGAGTTTATTTTCAGCCGCCAAGTACAGTTAAAATGAAATACCCCGCCATCGTATATGCTCTGGATGATATTCAGAATACATTTGCGAATGACGGGGTGTATTTATTTGAGAAAAAGTATTCCGTTACTGTTATTGACGCTGATCCAGATAATCAGATAGTCGACAACATAGCAGGAATGCCGACAAGCCGATTTAATCGGTATTATACAAAAGACAATTTAAACCACTATGTATTTGAAATATTCTTTTAAGGAGGAAATAAGATTATGGCAGAGACAAATAAGAAAAAACTTGTTTGGGATAAGACTGGGGAACGTCTTTACGAAACTGGTGTTAACCAGGGAGTTGTGTATCCAATTCAGGCAGGCGGATTATATTCTATGGGGTATGCGTGGAATGGTTTAAGCGGTGTTACAGAGAGTCCTTCCGGTGCAGAGCCGTCTGCAATTTATGCCGACAACATCAAGTATCTGAACCTTATGTCCGCAGAAGAGTTTGCTGGAACTATTGAAGCATATATGGCTCCAGATGAATTTGCAGAGTGCGACGGTTCTAAAGAAATCGCACCGGGAGTTTATGCAGGACAGCAGAACAGAAAGATGTTCGGTCTTAGCTACAAGACTATCCTTGGAAACGATGTTGATTCCAACGATTACGGTTACAAACTGCATCTGGTTTATGGTTGCTTAGCTTCTCCTTCCGAGAAAGGTTACGCAACTGTTAACGACAGCCCAGAAGCTATCAGCTTATCCTGGGAGTTTAATACAACACCAGTTGAAATCACAACTCTGGTCGAAGGTAAGAAGCTTAAGCCAACTGCGATCTTAACATTCGATTCCACAAAGGTCGATGCTGGTAAGCTGGCTAAGCTGGAAGAAATTCTTTACGGAAAAGATCCGACTGGTGCTTCTACCGACGATGGCGTTGCTCCAAGATTACCGCTTCCAGATGAAGTGATTCAGATCATGACTGCAGAATAATAATACAATTTGTCAATTTACGAGAGCCGTATTCAGGTAAAGCTGGCGGCTCTTTTTTTTTATGTGCGAAAGGAGAATAAGATTATGATTTCAATTAAGAAAACTTATAAAGATTTTAATGGTGTAGAGAGAACCGAAACGAGATGGTTCAATTTATCAGAAAGTGAAGTTATGGAAATGGAACTTGGAACTGCTGGTGGCGTTGCCGAGATGCTTCAGAGAATTGTTGATGCCAAGGATCAGCCGACGCTTATCCGATTCTTCAAGGATTTCATCTTAAGAGCATATGGCGAAAAGAGTCCGGATGGTACCTATTTCGACAAATCAGAAGAAATTTCCAGAAAATTTTCACATACACAGTTTTACAATCTCCTCTTTATGGAGTTGGCTACGGATGCCGATAAGGCTGCAAAGTTTGTGAATGGTGTAGTTCCGAAAGTTGTAGATGCTGGACAGAATCGCGACGTTGTAACTCTTCCGGATACTCATTAAAGAGGTGATCATGAATGCTTGAGATAACAATCCCGGCTGGGGATGAATTGTGGGATGAAAAGAATGAGAGATTTATTTACCCCAAAGAACAGCATTTACGTTTGGAGCATTCATTGGTTTCAATTTCAAAATGGGAAAGTAAATGGAATAAAGTCTTTCTATCGAAAGAGCCAAAGACTTATGAACAAACCATTGATTATATAAAAGACATGACACTCAATCAGAACGTTGACCCGATTACTTATACTCGCTTAACGAATGAGCATATCGACATGGTAAATCAGTATATAGAAGCTCCGATGACGGCTTCTTCTGTAACTGAAGAAAAAAATGCACCTCAAAGTAGAGAACAAATAACAAGCGAGCTTATTTATTATTGGATGCTATCTTACAATATTCCGGTTGAGTGTCAGAAATGGCATTTGAATAGGCTATTAATGCTTATTCGCATTTGCAATGCTAAGAATAAACCGCCGAAAAAGCGGAGTAAACGAGATTTGTATAGACATCATGCCGAAGTGAATGCAGCAAATAGAAAGAGATTCAAATCGAAAGGATAATAGAAATGAGTAGATCACGACAATCAGTAGTGAATCTTGTACGTTCGTGGGAGGGAAAAAATGAGGCCGATGGCTCATATAAAGAGATCATCGATATCTATAACTCCCAGCAGGGAAAGCTTCCAAGAAATATTAAGATGCAGTATGGATGGGCCTGGTGTGCTTGCACTTGGTCAGCATTGGCAATTACCTTAGGATACACAGACATTATGCCTGTTGAAATTTCCTGTTATTACCTTATCGAGGCAGCAAAGAAAATGGGCTGCTGGCAGGAGAATGATGCCTATATTCCAAACCCCGGAGATGCGATTCTGTATGACTGGCAAGACCATGAAAAAGGAGATAATGTTGGCGCACCAGATCATGTGGGAACAGTTATTGAAGTTCATAAAGATGCCGGTTATATCGTAGTGGAAGAGGGCAATTACGGAAAAGCAGTTAAGAAGCGTACAATTTCCATTAACGGTAGATATATTCGCGGCTTCATTACTCCTAAATACGAAAATAACGTAGTCGTTTATCCAAGATTAAATACTGGAAAAGATGTAAAGACGATTGCGCATGAAGTGATTACTGGGCTTTGGGGAAGTGGCAATACACGTAAGAATTTACTTATACGATATGGCTATGACTATCAGGAAATACAGGATGCAGTTAATAAGATTCTCAATGGATCTGTTAACGAACCGGCTGCGTCAAAAGAAATAACATCAAGTTGCAAGCCGGAAAAGTTCGATGCAGATTGCGCAGGGGAATACGTAACTACTGCAAATCTTTATTGCAGAAACGACGCCGGTACAAACAAGAAAGCTATTTGTAAAATTCCGGTTGGTACTGCTGTGCGTTGCTATGGATATTACAGCTTAGCAAATGATACTAAATGGTTGTATATCCAGTTCACTTTGAACGGAGTGAAGTATACCGGATTTTCATCGAGCAAATATTTAACAAATAGGAGTTAATATGATCACATTCAGACAAAGGGGCGATTTTTCGAAGTTAACCAACTTTCTGGAAAGAGCTAAAGAGGCGGTGCATCTTGGCAACCTTGATAAATACGGTCAAGAGGGCGTAGCTGCCCTGGCGTCTGCAACTCCTGTTGATACAGGACAGACTGCTAATTCCTGGCATTACAAGATCGAGCAGAAGAATGGCTCGGTATCGATAGGGTTTTACAATACAAATATTCAAAATGGAGTACCTATTGCGATTATTTTGCAGTATGGACACGCTACACGAAATGGCGGCTGGGTACAGGGAAGAGACTACATCAACCCC